GTGTACAAATGACAGGCTGCTGTCAGGAAACAGGCTTCAAAAGCGCTACTGCGGTCATCCCGTAGCCCCTCTGAAATCCCCTAAAAACCGTAGCCCTATTGGTAAGACGCGACATTTAATTATGACGTCTACACGGGTGTAACCGGGGGATCGGCCTTTGAATTCAGAGGCCCAGCCCCGAAGATTCCCCGCTGAACTCCGTACTTCCCCGATAAATTGGCCCAAGAATTGGCCCAGCCTTCTCCGGCGTTCTGCCGAGCTAAAGTCCAACACAATGTCACACCTCCCTGCACCACCACGACTGCGCATACAGGCAGCCGTCTATTTCCTCCAGGCCGCTCAGCGTGAAAGCATTGGTCGCCATCCCTGACAACCTGGCATCCAGCAACGGCGGAAGCGGTACCGCATCGAGCGGCATGCCGGCCGGACGGATCTCAGCGATGTCACTGGTTCGGTTGAGCTGCTCGCACATCTGGTTTCGGATGTTGATGTCGCCACGAATGCCGACCGTTTGCCGGATCGCCTTCCACTCCCGGGCGACACCTTTCTCTCTCATGCGCGTAATAAGGAAGTACATGGCTACTCGATACTGGATAAATAAACAGTATCGCAATGGCGTATTCCAGATTCAACGTCTCGCTGACAGGCGACACGCCTTCAGGGCACGTCCTTGAAGAACACGTGGCGACCGAGTTTCAACGTCTCCTTGGCACCCTTCGCCCACTCCGGTGGCTTCGGCATGGTGGTCGCGTAGTAGTGGGTGGCGCCGCCGGTGGGATCTGGAACCTTTCCGGCCAGCACCTGGTCAGCAGCGATCTGCGCTTGGGCGAACTCACGAAACGGGATGGGCTTCGCGCCACTCAGATAAACGTAGTTCGGATCGTTCCTGTTCCAGCAGCTGAACTGGTAGGGCTTCTGGCACACGCCGGCGTACCCCTCGCCCCACCATGACTTGGCTTTGCCATCGTTCACGCGATTGCGGATGGTCCAAGCCACGGCGATCTGACCGGCCAGTGATTCGCCGCGAGCCTCACCCCATAGCGTGCGCGCGAGGATGTCTCGGTCTTTGTCGGTAACTGGCATTACTTTTCTCCAGGCAAAAATAAACCCGCTCAATGGCGGGTGCGGTATTCGTCAGCTCAGTTAGCTGTTCAGGGCGTCAAGCCGAGCCTCAATCCTCGCAAGGCGCTCTTCCTGTCCACGGGCGATGAACAGTGCAAGTTGGTCATGCCGGAAACCAAAGCGATTTCCTGCGGGTTCGGCCGCCCTCGTCACCACGTAGGATCTGGAAGTTTCCTCCCACATGTACGAACTAAATTCCTTGTAAGGATCGAACTCCGAAATCTCAACATCGGTGAAAATCTTCTCACCCACAGAATAGATGTTTCCCCGAATTGATTCGTACCCCTCTTCCGCTACCGCTGGCCATTCGTCATAACAAACAAAGGCGTAATTAAGCGGTGCCAGCCCGAACGACTCCATGACCTCTATTGCTCGCTGAACGGTCATCCCTATATGGGCTCTTGCGTCAGCACCTTTCTCAGCTACCGAAGCCAACCATTTAAATGAACCAATTTCTTTAGCAAGAGCAATTGATGCGGATATTTCTGCATCCGACATAGGAGAGACCGGCGTCTTTTCCCGTGCATCAGACGTGTTGATGGCTCCCGTAATGGCGAAAACTGTCCCCCAGCGCTTGGAGCCATTACCTAAGTTCGCACCGCCGTCAATATCGTTATAGAAGTTTGTGCAAACAACTTGAAGAGGTAGATACCCACTATTTGCAGGGTTCACAGATTGGATAGAGTTAAGAGCCGTCCCTTGCGTCAGTATAATCCGACCTTGATTTGACGTGACTTGAAAGTTGGCAGCGCCCGGAGCTACAGAAGTCGACCCTACAACCGAGCCCGCACCTAGTGTAGCGATACCTGCGGCTAGTGTAGGCGTGGTGAGCAATCCACCATAAGAGTACGACATACTCGGCCCTGTGGCGGTGTTAGCTGCGTCCACCGAACGCCAAGTAAACCCACCAACACCGCCACCCCTATTTACAACAAAATGACCTTCGCCCTGAGAGGCAGCGTTCCACCCCATATAAAGACCTTGAGTGCCGAAAAGAGCCGCAGCCGCACTGACGCCAACCTCGGAGAGCACGGCACGACCGTCTGATCTACCTGTGCCGCCCATATTCAAGGCCAGCGCCGTTGTCAATCCGGTGATAGCTGTGATGTCGTTGTTCGCGCCCGACTTTGCCGCTACCAGAGTGGCACGAGCGGCGGGCGCATCAGCATCATTCAACATGCCTTGGATAAACCCTGACAGATCGGAGATCCCGGTACCGCCCTTGTTCGCCGGCAAGATATCGTAGTTGCCGGTGGTGCCCAGTGCAGCCAGCTTCGCGCCATATAGGTTGACCAGCGAGCGCAGAGTATCGGCCGAATCCTTGACGTAGCCCTGCATTGGCGCCAACGCGTAGGCGCCGGCGGCATTGCTCGCACCTTGGTAGTTCGGCGAGATCGACATTGCTGTGTCGCTGGCAATGTTGGTGACCTCGTACCAACCACCGTCCGGGCCACGGAAGGCATCGCCGACCCGGCTGTTGGCAATGAAGGCCGTACCCGCGCCGATCACGGCGTTCGAATTTAGGACGACAGAGACCGTTCCTGATTTGTACCAGGGCATTGAGTATCTCCAGAAAGAATATGTGCGAAGTGGAAGAAGTCAGGCCAGCAATTTGGCGCAGAGCAATGAACAGTGTGATATCGCCGAGTAAATTACGTGCCAGGAAGTCGAGCAAAGATCGCTGCGGGCTGACCATTATCAGTCCAAGGCCCTGCCCCAGAAGCAACAACGTATGTTTGCAGTCTGTTCTCTGAATAGTTAAATCTGACTCCTAAGTTCAGCCATCCGGAGTTGCTCGGTCTAAGCACGCCACGCGAAAATGGGTTAATCATGAAGTATTCATCCGACGCTAGCGCTGACACCAACTCATTCCTGTAGTAATACTGAGCGCCGATGGTTAATGAAACGCTGCCCTGATAAGTCCAAGAATGATTTGCTTTGGTTACAATGACTGGCACGGCGCCAGAGTCATAACATAACGAGCCATTTGCAGCCCATGTGCGCATTCCGTAAGAGCTCTTCGCCAGCGATGCAAACACAGCAGCAAACCACTTGCCCAGCGGACGCTGATTTACGTTCGCTGCTTGTATGTTGAACCCTGTCCAGTTACCAGGACCGCCCTCTACTGTTGTTTGCCAATAAATGTCATCTGGCCTAGACGGGTCATTCCTTATAAAAATACAAGGCGGTTCGCTCGTTGTGATCGCGGATGGAAAAGATACCCTTGCGTAATGATCACTTGTCGCTTGATAAGTGCCGTTATAAAGAGAGCACAGCCTTGGAGTTTCAGAGTCAATCTGTACATAATTACTATCATTGATTGCTATTAGCCCATAGCTCAATTTTTATACCTCATTACTAAAAGCCTGAACTCAATCGCTGAGCCGATGGCCGTGTCTGCCTCGGAAGGGTTGCGCGATCTAATTGTCACCACGCCTTCAGCAACCGACTCATACGGCATTGCATTCAGGCTGTTTTCTGCCGAGGCTGCTTTTGTTGGAAGAATCGCTGCGGCGCATGTAGAAGGGCTAAACCCCGCAATTGGGATCGTTAGAACCTGATTCACCGACAGCTGATACAGTCCGTTATGGATAACTTGATACGTGAAGCTGCCAGTGTCGAGCTCAAGAGCTCCATTGGAGCCCCAAGTCCTTAGTCCATAGCTCATTCGGTCAGATCCCCCAATTGAAGACGTTTCACGTTGTTGCCATCCCAGAAACGCAGAGAGCGGTGCGTTTGTGTAGATCTTCCCTGCCCAGGCACTGAGCCGTTGATCTCAAACGTACCGTCGAAAAACAACTTCCACCCAGTGGTTCCGGGTACGTAATTGTTCGACTGGATGTAGTTGCCGATCTTGGCATTGGTGATCGTTCCGTCCTGGATGAACGCCGAGTTCATGAACACTTGGCCGCCCTGCACCGCAAACGGAACCGAGATGGCGCCGCCGGCGATGGTGTTGACTATGGCGAATCGGTCCGCACTCACCAGGAATTGGCTTTGCAGGCCGGCAGGACCGTTCTCTATACCCAGGCCGACACCCGCAAGGATGTACTGCCCAGTACCTGAGTTGTACTGCATCTTCACCGACCAGCTCGCCGCGACTTTCCCGTTTACGTCGTTGATGATGGACGTGTTCTGCTGGATCGCGGTCTGCTGGCCGCCAACCGTCGTACTCAGCTGAATCAGTTGCTGTGCCGTGGCTTGCTGATTGGTGACCACCACTTCTTCGAGCAGGGTGACGTTCGCCGAGTTCTCAGCGACCTGCGCATCCAGGGTCGTCAGGCGGCGAGCCGATGCCTCGGTCTCTGACGCCCGCACCTTTTCTTCTGTCGCGATCGCCGCGGTGCTGGTCCAGCCCTTCAGGGCATCCGCCAGATCCCCCTCGCCATTGTCGTCGCGGGAGGACGCACGTAATGCTTGAAATGCGGTCGCCTGAGCGGTGACCGCCCCGTCGAGCTCAGTGATATCGGCGGTATTGAAAGCAACCTGCTGCGCCAGGCCATTGGCCGTCTCGATCGACTGACCCACATCCAGCCAATAAGTGGCGTTCGGAGGCGGCGTGTTGATTGGCACTTCGCTTTTAGCCTGAAAGATCCGACCGGCCTCAACGACCATCAAGTCTTTCGCGTAAACCTGATCAGGCTTGTAGCCTGCCAAGCCATCGAGCGCATCGATCTGATCCTGAAGACCGGGGATCAGGTTGATCTTGTCAATTATGTCCTGGCCGAGCTCTGACTCTCCGATCTGTCCCTCGATCATTTCCAGAATGGCTGAGGCGTCAGAGCTCGTCTGCCCCATAACCCCGAGCCCGACGGGATAGAACGGACCGATATTGCCAGTACGATCAACCAGGCGTGCCCAGAAGAAGAACGTTACGCCAGCACGAAGGCCCTGCATTACGTACTCTTTCTGTGGGTAGGCCAAATCTGCCAGCTTGGTCGCCGCTTCCAGGCTGGTCGATGCCCCGTACCATATCTCCGTTCGCTGCGTGTCCTCGGCGCCCGCCGGAAAGCCCCACTTGAGGTTGATGCCGAACAACAGCGGCGTGGCTATGAGGTGGGTAACAGCTGGTGGAAGCCCAGTCTTTCCGAGCAGATCAGTCAAAACCGAGTTGGCCGGAATGGAGGAGACGTTCATCGCGCTGACGGCGCGCACCCGAGCCAGGTACTGGCCGGAGTAAATCCCTCGAACGTCCACCGCCAACTCACCTGTGCGCGGAACCTTGATCCACTCCCGCGCGCCCCAGCGCCATTCAACGTCATACCCCGCCGCCCCTGGGGCTGCATCCCAAGCGATAGTCATGTTGGTTACGGCAATGCCCTGCTCAATTACAACGTGCTGGCTGAGCAGCACCCGAGCCGGGGCTTCTTGTGTCCCAATAGGAATGCCGCTGATTGGGCGCGTGTCTACAACAGCACCGAAGTCGATCGCATCGAACTTGCTCGGTTCATGCTGGATGACCTCGAGCTGGAACTGATGCCACTCGGGCCGGGTGACGTTGCGCACGTAGAACTGCATGACCTTCAGATCGTCGAAGTCGATCACCCAGCCGCATTCCGCCTCAGGCACTTCGCTGTAGTCGGCCATGACGGTGACGGCCCGACCGGCAAACGACTTGATTACGCGGCCTTCGGACTTCCCGCTCGGCAGGTTCAACATCAAGCGGGCGCCGGTTGGAATGACCAGGTCACGGTCGAGTGTTATCACCCTGCCGTTCACTGCCGAGATGCGGCCACCATTTGCGCGCCCTGCCAGCATCGGATCGCCAACGGCGATCACTTGTCCTGGCTTGGGGATTTGGCCATCCAGCCCTACACGGAAGGTGCCGCCGCGGGTTTGCAGTTGCTCAGTCAACAACGCCCACTGACCGGCGCGCTGTGCCTGGCCGAGGGACGTGCATCCAAAAGCATCGACGTCAAGCTCCCGCACCGAACCCAGTTCACTCAGCGCCTCGTCGTCGAACACCGGCTCCTTGTCCGTCTCAAAACCCTGAGCAGGGTTGTCCCACGAAACCATGGCGTTGGTGTGCCGATCTCGCCAGCGAGTGCCTTCGTACTGAATGGCGCCGTTGTTGAGGATCTGCGCCGGGCTGTAACTGAAGGCCGGATCCCCTGGCATATCTGCATTGACGACGATCTGGCTGCCGTCCCAGTAGGCCAGGCCGTGGAAGATCGAGGCCAGGTCCTGGAGCACGGCATAGGCTTCGGCCTGCTTCTGGAAATAGAGGTTGCAGGTAAAACGCGGTTCTTGGCCTCCCTTGCCGTCCGGCACCATCTGGTCGCAGTACTGCGCGATTCGGTACAACGACCAACGATCAACCATCGTCGCGTCAATGCGTTCGCCGAGCCCGTAATACGGGTGCAGCACCAGGTCGTAAAAGACCCAGGCCGGATTGTTGGTGTAGGCCTCTTTGAATGTCCCGTCCCATACGCCGTTGCTGGTGCCGGTCCCGCCGGTGGCGTAGGTGCGGGTTTCCGGGTTGTAGTTGGTGGGCACGCGCACAATGCGGCCGCGCATCAACACCGCGATCTTGGCGATATCGCCGCCGAACTGCTGGGCGTCATACTCAATGCAGCCGACCGACGTCAGCGGGTACTCCTGATCGCTGTCGACAACCTCGGCAATGGCCTCGACGACCATGGCATCCTGCACCAGCGAACTGTTCGCTTCAGGCGTGAGACGCCTGGCTCGAATCGTCCAGCGAGCGCCTTCAGGTAATTCAATTCGGTGCGATCGCTCGTACTTGGTGATGTTTTTCCGATCGACAAACGAGGTCAGGACCTGGACATAGGGGCCGTTGTCGGTGGAGATATCCACGGCATAGTCGACGCGCACGCCGTTGATGTTGCCGCTGGCATCTTGGCTCTGAAGCTGTGGCCAGCTGAGGCGCAGACGCACCGCATCGATCATTGCGTTGTTGATGGTGTGCAGCCACGGGGCAGTGGTGAGCAACTCCTGGCCGACAGCGATTTCGTTGCTCGACTCGGAGACACCCTCAAGCCGCGGCTGATTAAGCTCTCCCGATCGGAACTGCCATTTCACACCTGGATAATTGATGGTGCCGTCTTGCGCCTGAATGGGCGTGCCATCCAGACGCACAGAGCGCAGCCCATCTACCGGCCCTACGATCGGGCCCCAGCTCCACAGGTAAACAATACGAGCAGTGGCGATTGATGGGACGCTGTTCGAAGCAATGCTCGGCTGTTTCTGTTTTGCCTGGCCGCCCTTGGCGCCCATCACCGACTGGCGTTTCTTCGCTACTGCGCCCATTTCGGGATCTCCATAAATGCAAAAACCCGCCGAAGCGGGTTATGGGTGTTGCCGAGGAATCAGATGTTGTCTTGCGTGTAGATGCCCCCAGACTCAACGGCGCCGCCGATCTCCCGCTCGCCATACAGCAGCGGGTACGGATTGCCCTGGGCGATGGTGGTTACAGCGCTGCCGAAGCCGTAGCTCGGGTTGTTGCCGTCTTCATTTTTATCGCTGGTGTTGGCCTTGGTCGTGGGGGACAGCATTTGCACCACGCCACCCAAGCCAACCGCGGCGCCGGCAGCTAGCAGGCCCATGCCCAAGGTCGATGTCGTGCCGCCGGTGAACAGGCCTGCAACGACCAATGCCACGCCAAGCAAGGTCTGAAACATGCCGGCCTGCTTGCTTCCTTGAATGATCGGCATGATGCGGATCGCACTTGGCCCTGCAGGCTTGAGATCAAGCTCCTGCTCACCGACGTTTTTTTCGTCGATGAACACCGCAAACACCAGTCCGCGCTCTTCGGCGCTGCGAAGGAACTGCTCGAAGCCCGGCTTCATGTTGCACAGCGCACTCATGGCGTCGCGGAAGCCATAGAGGTCGAGCAGGTACTCGCGGCCAAAGCGCTTGCCAAGCACACCGCCCAACTTAATGGTGGTCATCGTCATGGCCTGTAGTCCTTGTGCCTCAAGATCAACTTCACGCGGTTCGCCTGCGACCAGCCGAAGATTTCCCGGACTGCCAGGCGCCCGGCCATGTGGTGGTAAATGAACGGGCCCGATCCACCGAGCTTTGGTGCCGGCTCGCTGACAAACGCGGGCTCGTCGCCCAGATAGATCACGGCGTGATTGGGATGGAAGCATGGGCGGCCGAGTGTCGGAACCTGCAACACCAGCATGTCACCGCGCTGCGCAGTCTCTACCTGGTAGAAACCGGTGGACTTGAAGTTGTCTTCGTAAAGGCTGGGGCCAGCCTCTTCCTCCCACCACAGGTCATGGCGCTCGAAGTTCGGCAGCACCAGTCCGGCCTCGCGGGCGTACCAGTCACGGCAAGCAGCCCAGCAGTCCAGAAGCCCATGGGAAAAGTCGCGGGCCAGCAGCGGCGCTTGGAAACCAGTGGGCTTGAACCATTCGAACTCGCCACCCGGCCAACCCACGATCCCCCAAGGCAACTCATGCAATTCGCAGCTGACGCGATCGGCCATGCTCGGCGCCGGAGCTTTGTCGGGATGGCTGTGAATGATCGCCACGACCACCCCGCGATCCTCGGCGGCCGCCAGGTCGCGCTCATCGATCTGGAAATTCTCCCTGGCGGTCTTCGCTTTGTTGCCGCACGGAACGTAAACGCGGCCGGCCTCAGTGCTGACCAGCACACCGCAAGCCTCTGCCGGGTAGGCGCGCTCGGCATGAGCGCGGATCTCTGCCTGCAATTTCTGATTGATCCGCATGATTACCTCGAAGATGCGATCAGGCTCGCGCCCATGGATCCGCCAAATCGGCGGGTGTTACCGCGAAGCTTGCAACTGCTCCACCAACCGCCACAGCGATCGAGAGCAGGGTTATCCGTGGGCTCATTCTTTTTCGTGAACATCACGGTGCCGGTGTAGGCACAGGCTTCGCCCCGGTAGCCGCCCCGACACGCCCACCGGCAGAGCTTGGTGATCTGCTGCGAGGGCAGCATCTGCCCTTCCATGTCCGTGGGTCCGGACAGATCGAAGGTCAGCGACTCAAACGTTTCAGAGGTCTTCTGCTCGATGTACCAGAGGTTGATCTTGCTCTGGTTGCTGGCAGTGGGATTGCCGTCAGGGAAGTTGGCTGCGTCCAGGAAGTGGCGGAACGTTTCGATGACGCGCACTTTGGCCCCAGCAAGGTCGCGGAACTGCAAGCACAACGCGGTCAGTGCGCCGCGCACGCCGCCCAGTTCGTTGGCCACCTGCAAGGTGGGCGAAGCAGGCCGTCCATCACCGCGAATATCGAAACCCTTCGCTGTGATCTGGAGCGGTGAATACAGCTGGCCCTGCCAGATGATGTCCCCTTCTTGAGCGTGGCCGTGGAAGCGCCAGAGGTTCGCGCCCAGGCGAGTGGCGTCCAGCTCGAACAAGCGGATCTGGTTGCCCGGCTCAAGCTTTTGGATGTCTGCGTTGTAATTCATAGAACTCCAGAAACAACAAACCCCGCACTTGGCGGGGTTCATCCACTTGGAAAATCAGGGTGTGTAGACCTGCTTGAAGGCGAAGGTCAGCGTGAACAAGCCATTGCCCAAGGGTCTGGGCTTGTACCCGTTGCATTTATAGCGACCCTGGATTCCTCCCGGCGGCGTCCAAAGGAACGACTTGTAACCCTCGTGGCGATCAAGAAAAGCCCAAACCAGCGGCAATTCGTCGCCCTCCTCCTGCGATCCGGTATGCGTCAGGTTCCACACCTGGCTCTTGGTGTTGATGCCGATGCCGCCGGACTGGACATAACCGTCGCCAAACTCGTTTTCCCAAGTCCGCTGGGAGACATCGCCATCGGCGCCGAGCTGTACGTCGTAAATGAATACCTCGGCCATCAGTTCCGCCTCCAGAGTCGGCCGCCTTGGCGCATTTCCCGATCGAGGAACTGACCGAAGCTGGACTCAAGGCCGGCACTGATTGATTCGCCCTGCATTTGCGCTTGCTGCTCGCTCATGCCTGGCTGCGCCTGCACCGTCACCGGAGCGTTGAAGATAATGGGCGCCGGCCCTCCTGATGAAGAATCACCGCCGCCGCTGCCGCCGGACGAACTGATCATCGCGGCCTTCCCGTTGCTCATTGCCTCCAGCGTTCCCACACCGATCCGGGCGGTCGCCTCCGAGTTGAACACGAACTCACCCCGGTGGACCGGTCCGGCAACTTCGTCGCGCCGGCCGTTGCCGGTGTAGCCGCCCTCCATGAAGCCCACGCCGGACATCGCAGTCATGCCCACCGCCGAAGCGAGCGGGCCTGTGACGCTCAGTGCCGTAGCCATTGCAGCGGGCGCAGCCGCCGGGCCGATGATCGGGATCGCCGCCGTCGAGGCATAGGCGTTCAGTCCGGCCTGTAGCGACATCGCTGCCGCAT